GGAGCCACGAAGTGGCGAAGCGCAGCCAGTGTTCATAATGTTTGTACTAAGAATCTCTTTACCTATAGATTTGGAATTGTCGCAAATTTTTGTTATATTGTACTAGACGACATGGACTAACCCCAACACACAAAACGAGGAAAAAGTTATGAGTGATGACTTAGGCACAACACCTGTACCGCTGGAGTTACGTACCAGCATCCGTAAGACAGCTGAGTTTCTGGACTCAACTAATAATAAATATGTTTTGACTGACCCAGATATTGGCTGGTCACTGCAGACAGACTTAGTCAGCTTTTGGGAAGAGAATTGCGATCAACTACCTGCCAATGTTTTCTACCGGATCTTCTCCTTATCAAAGGGAGAATGCATTGTCTTCGGTGGTGGCGCTGCTGCTTCCATAACTTTAAGACGGGAAGTATAATGAAACGACCAGAAGAATCAATGACTGAGGAGTTCAAAACTTGGGCACGTAAGAGATTCTGCATCCGCAGATATTTGCTCGAAACTCTTGATCTCCCTGACTATGGAATCAACGGATTGACTAAGGAGATTGATCAGCAGAACCGGACGTATAAAAACATGAAGCAGTATGCTGACCTTCTTCTAGCCAATGCAATAACAGATGCTATACCAGAAGATGCCAATCCCTATGATTTTTGCGTAGATCTGTTTGGCATACCTACTGAGTTGAACCAAAGTCCTATCTCCACACCAGAGGAAAGAAACAGACATAACAAAAAAGATCCTAAGGAACAGTTTAAAGAGATCTTTGGCGATATGTCAGATGAGGATAAGCAAGCCTTTAAGGATATACTTAAGAACAATGACTAACCAATACTAATCAAAGCGAGGATAAAGTAATGACACAGACAACTATGGATTACGACACCAGTAAACCAAACAAGCAGCTACATGAAGTGGACGCCCGTGCGTTGGAGCATATCTTATTAGTACGGAAGAATAAGACCTCTGCTCCTATTACCATAAGATCGAAACGCACAGGTAAGGACTACACCTTTAAGATAAGCCGCTCGGAGTATAAAGACATATGGTACAGCCACATCAAGATAGAACGTGGTGGACATCTGAGATTCTCACACCTCGGTTTCTACAGTCGTGACGAAATGGCTATCATTAAGGATGGTAGTCACGTTACAACTAATGCAGCTCAAGGTATTGCTTGGGTACTTAACAGAGTAATGTATGACCAGTGGGAGAAGCTGGAAGAACAAGTGGAGATCATGCACTGCGGATATTGCATGGCGTGTGGTAAAAAGTTAACCGATGCTGACTCTATCGAAAGAGGAGTCGGTCCAGTCTGTGCGGGGTTACAGTGATGGGATACTTTAGATGCAAAGCGTGCGGTGCTATCGACACAAGATTGTGTAACGGAGATAACTCCATCTGCACTGAGTGTGGTTCACCTGATCAATTCGAAGAAATAGAAGAGAAAGAGGAGGAATAACTATGGCACCACAAAAGCGGACACTTATATATCTAGCGATGAAATACCGGGAGAAAGCCAAGCAGGAACAAAGTAACCGTCTACTAAAAGATTTTTACTGGCGGATGGCGTTCGAGTACTTGGCTAACTACCGGCATTATTACGGAGGCTCATTATGAGGAAGTCAGCTGCCGTAAACATTATAACTGAAGTGGCACATAATTCTCATGGAATAGGAGACTGCCACATTGAGATCGAAGTCTTTACTGCAGACTACCACTTTGTTACCAAGAGGATATTCAAGAATCGTGCCTCAAAGGCGAGAAAGTGGATAAAGCAGGAAGCTAAAGATCATCAGAACTTCACACTTAATATAAAATAACTAATATTATGGCTAAGTCTACACCACAACAAGTGACAGAATCAACCAAATTATCTACACCTGTAGGTAGCAGCTCTTGGCGACCACCAAGGTGTGCTTTCTGCGGTAGGAAGATCAAGAATAATCCTATAACCAGGTTCCAAAGACATGGGATTGAATTCTTGGGTGAAGGTGAGAAGGCTCATAAAGGCTGTGCTTTTAACCAGTACGAGAAAGTAAAAGAAATGTTAATGAAGATGGAGGACTAACCATGTTGATTGCAATCTGCGGGACAGGAAAAGCCTTGAAGAAATTCTGGCGTGAAGTAATAGAGAAAGAATTTCCTGAAGCTTCTCAAGTTGTTATATGTAAAGATACCAGCTTGGCTAATGACTACCACTATATTACAGCACTTGATAGTCAGAGCAAGCCACCAGTAGGTTTAGCGTATTACTCCTACTGTAAACCAGCAGCTAACAGAACATACCTGCTTAATGTAAAAAGAGAGCGGGTAAAATTTCTAAATAAAATAGAAGAGGTATACAATGGGAAACTCAAGCAAAGAAGTTAAAGACAATCTGGCAAAGGAAATAACTCTGAGTTTACGCTTAGTCAAAAAGATGCGTGAGCTTATGAAGAAGTCTATCGAAGAACATGGTGAGTTAGATGAAGAATGGAACTTGGATATAGATCAGGATTATGTGGACGAGGACGTAATCTTATCTGACGAGTTCTATGAAAAGTACAAAAAGATCTTTGATCACCTGTGGGATGAGGTAGCAGATGAAGCAACCTATGAAATGCGTCAAGGTAAGCAAGAAAGGCTTGACCGAGAACGCACTGATAGGCGTGCCTTTAATGCAGAGAAAAATCGTGTAGCAAACAATATTAATAAAAAGTATAACTAAAAGAACCTGCCCAAATCCTCGTTTGTGGTAGGGTTAGTCAGGGGCGGAGGCTGTGGTGGTCTCCGTCTCATTACCAAACAACAATCATAACAAAGACGGGATACAATGTACGAAGCTATACAAGAATTACGGGAACAGATAGATGAAATAGAACTTAAAAGTAAGGAAGAGGATGAAGAAGGAGTTCTTATGGAATTCTCTTGTAGCTTCTCTTCCTATGATATAGGTGACATCTGTAATAACGTAGGAAAGGTTCGTCCCTATACTAAGGAGGGATGGGACTTTTACTACAATGATCTGTCTGCTGAAGAAGTATTCAAATTGCTGCACTTCATGACTAAGATAGCTGAAGCTGACGAAGTAAACACTCTTTTACAGGAAGCATCTAAATTAACTATCGACCTATTGCATATAATCATAACTCTCCCCTGTCAGGTTGCGTTGAAGGAAGAGGAAGCTGGTTATCTTGAAGCAGTAGAGGTGGAAGTAGGTCACTATGTGGACAAGAAATCTTTTGAACAAGCACACGAAAAAATGCACGAAGTAATGAAGATGTATATATCCTATCATGAAGTAAGCGGGTGGGTACGTAACTGGAATATAAATAAAAACTAGACCAAACATGGATCAACAAGAAAAGTATATCGTCTCAGAAAATATGATAAACTACGGCGGCTCCTTCGTGAGTAAACTGGGAGAAGCTATTCGAGCAGCTGACCCCGATAACACTCGGAAAATAAAGTATGCCTTCGAAGATTATTGGGAAAAATACTATAATGACAGACAACTAATAGGTGACAGTGATGGACAACAAAACTTTCATGACCAAGATTAATCGTCTTCCTCTGGGAACGGAGTTGAAGCGTGAATCTTATGGTAAACACGGATCATACAGATGGTCTGGTAAGATAACTGTGAAAAACGGAGAAGATATCGGACCTATTCGTAACCCCAACTTAGGAACAGTAGTAGAACGTTTATTAATCTTAAAAAGAAGAGCAGATAATGGAGAATCTTGATATAATTAAAGATGTAAAAGAGATAGAAGAATGGGAGTTGCAGTTTGCATTCTATAAGGCAGAAGATGTCTATGAAGGTTTCTTTAAAAAGGGGACTGAGAGTAAGCGAGAGCTGATAACATCAGAAGTCTATATGGAACTCCAAGAGCAGTAACTATGTATGAACTAATGCATGAGGCAAGAACGCCTGAACATGAGATTGCTGAGAAGTATGATGTCCTCACTTTTGAGGAATATAAAGCGTTCAAACATCAGCAGGATGATAAAACTATTACTGCCTGCAAGGTGAAGAACTGGACACCTATTCAGGAACTTGCTTTCACTGTAGTCTACTTCATACACTGTGCTGGGGAGAAGCAAAGATATCTAATAATAAACAGGCAGTGGGCTCTTGATTGCTTAGAAGAACACGGCGATGTACCTAAGGAATTCGAGGGGATACCTCTTGTCTTTGATGAGACAGGATTATTCAAGATAAGCTCACTGGCATAAACATTGTACAATAAATAAACAAAGTATATTATGCATACTCACAGATTTGGAAGCATGTTTCATGAAATACTGGATGAGTTAATAAGAGAATCGGCAGAACAAGATAGTAAGAAAGATTGCCCCGAATGTGATGGTGGAAAACTTGAACACGAGATGACTCTCACTGTGGGAGACATTGAAGAAGATGAGGATTTAGAATACTATCAGTGCGGAAACTGTGAAACCTTCATTGTAAACCCATGACATATTGTCAGGAAATCTAACATTAAAAACATTTGGAATTGGTGCGAATAATCATTATAATATGTAATAACGAAATGAAGCAAAGCGGGGGCAAAGTGCTACCTGCAACTCTAACAAACACAAACCATAAATCAAACTACTATTATGGCTGAACAAGATCAAACACAGACAGCACAGGAAGAGCAAGCTAAGGATTCTCGAACAGGTTACGTTGAAGTAACTACTGGTTCGACTAAGCACCCAGACGCTAAGGATGCAGAGGATGGCAAAGTTGAAGCCGTTATCGGCGTGAAGGTTGGTGACAGTCTTCGAGAAGCCGTAGAAGAATACGGTGAAGAATTTGTCTTCGACCAATATGTCCGGTCTGTGACGGTTGCTGCTCAGGGCAAAGTTCGTCGGGAACTCGACAAAGGTGTTCCAGTCAACACCGTTGAGAATGAACTTGACGATCTCGACCCAACAGAGAAGCGCACTACCGTCAAAGATCCTCAAGCACAAGCGGTTGCTGCTTGGAAGAACATGGACGAGGAGCAAAAAGCGAAGTTCCGTAATATCATGGATCAGCAAGACTAATCTCTTGTTGCTGGAAATACTTGGAGCAGGGTGTCTCTTCAGTAAGGCACCTTGCTCTTTTCTTAGTCGGAGCTGAGGCAAAAGTAGTAAGTTGTGTAATATAAGAGATATCTTATAGTAGCAACAGAAGGTGTAGCCTGTGCGTGGTGAGGTCTTTAAAAACTCCACCAGACCTCCTGTAGGTTCGAATCCTACCTCCGACTCAATCGAGCTGTTGTGTTCGGCTCAGGGCGGACGAGATACTATCTCTGGACTAAAGGTTCCGCCCATTTATTTTACTTACTAACATTAATGACACTTATATAGACAATGAGCAAAAAGCCGAAGTTTTCTTTTAGGGAAGATCAACATGAAAAGGTAGAAGAGTTTAAAGCTAAAGGATATGCAGTAATAGATAACCAACACAATGGTATAGCACTTGGTCTTGTTGACAGTGATGGGTTCAGGCAGAAGGTAGTTGTATCTAGACACGGGGCAGTCAGGCGATACAAACCTCGTAAAGCACGTACCAAAGAACATCAAAGTCTGCCAGTTCTTACTACAGAAACAACAAGAGCAAAGGCATAAACATTGTGCAAATATTAAACAAAGACGGGAAGGTATAACTATGCCAACAGCCACAGCTAATGACAAAGTACAGGAAAACGACACCATGGAACACTTTGAGGCACAGAGAAATGAGTTTGGTGTCTCTCAACGTTTTATGTGTAATGCGATAGATGTTCACGAAACTGCTTGGAGTAATTGGAAGGCGGAAGGACGAGTGTCGGACAGGTTGAAAGAGAAGATAGTAGAAGTATTTGACCAACTCTCTATGATTCAGCAAGGCTTTGAACAGGATGAGAAAGAACTTAACTTCTCTAAGGTTTATGAAGGTCTTGGAATCATAGATAAGATGGCAGACAAGAATGATTTATCTGGTCAAACAATCCAGTGGGTCACATCTCAGATCTATCGTGAACTTAAAAATCAAGAAAGATGAAAACATTCTATGCAACATTCACACAGAGTAGCCCAACTCCAAAAGCGTACCTTGAGATAAAAGCTCCAGACGAAGGATTGGCACGGTTAGTAGCTCGTGCTATCTTGGATAAGAACTGGGCTTTTATTTACTCAGCGGAACGGACAGACTTCAGTAAGCAAGTACAACGATACCGCTTGTATCCTTGCGGGAAGAGTCCTATCAAGGTAGAGGAAGCAGACCGGGAATATTGGACAGAGAAAGTAAAGGAGTTACACAATGGCACTTAACTCTAAAAAAGTCAGGAAAATATTAACTGATAAGGCTCACCACTTGTCAGAAGAAGTAGAGAAACAATTGATGGGAGGTAATAGTAACTCTTCTATACTTCTACTACATACTGCACGTAGTGGGGCTATTGTTGAACTTAAGTCTTTATTAAAAGCAATCGAGGAAAATCCTGATTGTACTAAGCAGCACATTACAGACGTAATAGAAATGAGAATAAAGAACTTAGACAGATGAAACCAGAAAATGATGAGCTAACACTAAACGAAGATCAAAAGGAAGCCTTTGAGGGATTCAAAGAGTGGTTAAAGGGAGACGATTTATTCCGAGTCCTTGCCGGCTATGCTGGAACAGGAAAAACTACTCTCCTTGATTACTTTGTATCTCATGCTATCAGCGAGGACAATGGTTTGAAAAAGTGGGGGCTTAGCTGTGTTGTTACTGCAACAACTAACAAAGCAGTGAAGGTTCTCAAGGACAAGGTGGATGCCAGTACCTTTATGACTATTCACTCCCTGTTAAACATCAAGCCTAAGAAAAAAGGTACAAAGGAGATCTTCGAACAGGTAACATATAATCAGAATGACTTTTCCAAGTATGATCTTGTGATAATAGATGAATGTAGCATGATTTCGGAGAAGCTACTTCGTATCATTGAAAATCAACTGGAACCACTTGGGATAAAGGTACTATTCGTGGGCGATCCGGCACAGCTACAGCCTATTAATGAAGAACTCTCTGACTGCTTTGACTTCCCAGGCTGGCAGCTAACTGATGTTGTCCGACATTCTGATACAATCAGTCATACAGCCAAGCGTGTCCGTTCAACTAGTAACCACGTACCTGTCAACTCCTTGATTGCTCCACCAGATATTGATTGGATATCTCTTAAAGATGCAAAGAGTATGTACTACGGCTGGAGGGATAATCCAGATAGTGTACGTCTCTTGTGTTGGACAAACAAGCGTGTACTGAAGTGGAATCAAAAACTTCGACAGGCTGCTTATGAGAACCCACCTACTGACCGCTTCGTTGAGGGCGACATCATTATTGCAAACAAGCCTTGCTTTGAAGGCCAGGAGAATATGATTATGATGAATTCTCAGGAAGGCGAAGTCACCAGTGTAACTGAGGAGTATGACTCGTGGCGATTAAAAGTCAAGAAGTTTGCAGGTAGTTGGGCTAACCTTCGAGTAATAAAGCGTGACTTCCAGAAGCAGCATGATAAGGACTTGCAACAATTTGCTGCGGCTAAGAACTGGAAGGAGTTCTGGCGTGAGAAAAAGAAGTACCACCAAATAAGACATGCCTATGCCTTGACGACACACAAGTCACAAGGTTCTACCTTCGAGAATGTGATCATTGACCCGAAAGATATCGGGAAAAACAAGGATACTAAGGAGAGAAATCAACTCTTCTACGTAGCCATGACAAGAGCCGCAAACAAAGTTTATATATTAAGATGAGCTTTTTAAAATACTTATTTATATGCAGCTGGTTGGGGCATAACTGGCGTTGTTTATATAGAGAGCATTGGACAGATGATCAAAATTTTTCTAGAGGTTCTGAAACTACAGCATGGGAGTGTTGTAGATGTAATAAGATTGATCACCAACAATGGGATGAAAGATGATTAGAATACACAAACAGACACTCGAGCTACCATTCGGACACCATATAGGTATATACTTACCTGTGGGTTCTGCGATCATAAAAGTTGCAGTTCAGGAGACTGTACCTACGATCTGGTATCAGTTCGATCATCAGGATACGGCAGATAAAGAGGGAAAGTTAACAAACCATCTTGAGTTTGAAGAACGTGAATTTGTAGTACAAGGTACAGGGCATAGCTTCGGGGAAGATAATAATCTAAACTATAATCATATAGGCACATGCCTCTCCCCTACGGGTAGGCTTGTCTATCACATATACGAGGTATTATGACACTACTAGCATGGATATGCGCTTTAGGTTTGGTAGGAGCTTTTATTTCATCTTGGATACTCAAGATTGCTATAAGAGATCATAGCAAAACAAATGATTTGTCAACTATGGTAACGTACACTGTAGTAATATTGATAGTTAGTATAACTTCTGTGTTAGCATCAGCTATGCAATTATGGAGGATGATTAAGGATTGCTTACAATGAAATACAAACCTAAACCAACTTTAAATACAATGGTTACTAAACATATAGTATTCGGACAGGGCCATATACATCCTGACTCTGGAATGAATCTGCGAAATCACACTGTAAAGGTACAAGCATTGACGAGTATCTTGGTACGCAAGGCTGCACAACGACGCTTTGGACATCAGTACAGTAGGATTATTCAAAGACCATCTAAGACGCACTTCCCGGATGGAGTGTATGAGACTATTATCTTAGATGATAAGGAAGATCAGCTACACTGCTTCAAAGGTGAACATTCACATGAGCTTGTGAAACAGAAAGAATATACGTTCGAGAAGGAAACTGCTGAGATAGCGCAGCACTACACTACTCCTAACCTTAAAAACAAAGAAGACGATGAGCAGAAAGACAAAGAGCCAGCTGGAGAGCGAACTGGAGGAACTGAGACACCGGCACCAAGATCTCAGAAGCCGATACAAGGAACTGGAAGTGAAGAAGGGTCTACTTCAGAATCTGATGGAGACTACGATTACCTTTCTTAGCAAACCTCCTGAATTGGAGCAGGTTCCAAGTAAGATTTCAATGCCAAACTCTAATCCAACAAAAGAGGAAGAATGATACAAATACCGGAAACACTACCTGTACCGAAGCATCCAACAATGAGTACGGTGGACTCTTCTAAAATCCAAGCCTTTCAGGACTGCCCTCGGAAGTTCTTCTTTCGGTACGTCCTAGGTTTGCAACAGGAAGGTCCGAATATTCACTTGGACTTCGGGAGCGCATGGCATGAAGCAATGGAGCATCTACTATTGAACGGCTACGGTGAGGATTCAGTAGAAGGTGCTTTCAAAAAGTTCCTAAAGATCTATAGAGAAGCCTTCCCGGATGAAATAACAGATCAGGATAAAGCACCGAAGAATCCTGAGTATGCATGGAAGGCTTTGAACCAATACGTGAAGCAGTATGAATCTGATAACTTTGAAGTACTGTACACAGAAACTGCAGGACTTGTCCCTGTTCGTGAGGACAGACAACTTGCAGTGAAGTTGGACTCAATACTGCGTGACCGTAACTCTGGAGAAATCCTCAGTATGGAGCACAAGACTACTGGTCGAAACTCCAGATCATGGAGAGAAAAGTGGTCAATGATGTTGCAGGTTGAGTCATATACTCACCTATTGTACAGCCTCTATCCACCGGAAAATGTAGGCAAGGTAATGATTAACGGCTCTGTCTTCACCAAAACACGGACGTGGGATGGAGTGCGGATACCTGTCTATAAGTCACCTAAGCAGATGAATGCATTCCTTTGGAACGTAAACCACTGGATAGATCAGATTGAGTGGAACTTCCAACAACTGGCTCAGACTGAGAAAGATGATTCAGTAATGGAGGCGTTCCCAATAAACTGTGCATCTTGTTCTAAGTTTGGATGCAGTATGGGCGGAATATGCCATACCTTTCCAAACCCAATCAAGTTCGCAGAAGATCCGCCAGCAGGATATGAAGTAGATTTTTGGGATCCTCTGCGTAAAGAGGAAGAGGCAGACAACGTGATAGAAACTGATGAAGAAGGTAAAGTATCTATCAAAGGAAAGTCTGAGGAAGAGAAGAAGCAAGACGAACAAAAGTTAGAAGAGCGTAAGAAGAAAGAGAAGGAAAAAGAAGATGACTTCTCCTACTTACTTCCGCCGGAGGATACTGACTATTAGTGATTAGTTTTACTTTTAAACTTCTAGCGATTATAGCAGTAGTTCTCCTGATCTATTACTTCCCAGCTTGGAACAGTAGTAGTCAGGAGTAACCAACTGCTTGACATTGATAAAATTTTTTCGTATATTAAACTCAAAGGAAACAAACATTATGACTAAACAGACGGGAAAACCAGATTATATGGAGAACTCAGGTAAGCAAGACTCTGACACTAAGAAAGAGAAGAATTATGAGAATGAAGGTAAAAAGCGGATTGATGAGCTTAGGGATATTTACTCTAAGGGTAGGGATGAGGAGAAGTTAGCAAAGATTCTCTTCTATGGCTCGTGGGGAACATACAAAACTTCCTACGCTATGTCCATGCCAAGAGATATTCTCCTAATGTCGTTTGACCCAGGTGGAGAGAAGATCTTTCACGTACAGAAAGGTGTGGACGACGGCTCTATTGTAGTAGATAATCGTTGGGCTTCTCGGACAATGGAAGACAGTAAGGAGAAGTTCAAAGGTTGGAACGATGAGTACAATAAGATGAAACAACAAGGCGTGTTTGAAGAAGTTAACACACTGGTCATTGATTCCCTAACTACCTTCCAACGCTTCGTCATTGATGCAACTATCGAGTCCAACAATAAGAATAAAAAGATGTCGAAGTATATGCCTTTCAAGGTTCCGCAGATGCGTGATTACAACGTGCAACACAGCGCGATTGAGTTTGTTGTCTCGGATATGCTTGACCTTCCTTGTCATGTAGTTATTATAGCTCACAGTGAAGAGGGACAAGATGATGATACCAATCTCTTCTACTGTCGGCCTCTTATTATCGGAGCTAAACTCCGTGAAAGATTACCAATGCTCTTTGACGAGATATACATTTCTCGGCAGAAAGGTAATAGCACAGAACTATTGACTGCACCAAAGAATGTTTACAAAGCACGATCACGATTAAGAAAATTGAGTAAAGGGATAGAAGATAGCTATAAATTGGATGAGCCAAGTAGCTTCTCTTTCTCAAGAGACATACTTCTTCCTGCAGGCTATTGTACTGAAGAGGAAGTTGTCACTCTGGAGTCATTCCCAGAGGATTAATAAAAACTTTGTGCAATAAATGCACAAAGCTGTTAACAGTAAACTTAAATAAAACAATCATAATATTATGCAAGACGATTATTTAGACCTAGCACAACTGGATAATATTCCAGAGCAGGTTATCCTCGAAGACGGGACAGAACATGAAGTTCAAATTACTTTTGCTGAGCTAGGCGCAAGCGATCTGGATCGGAAAACAGCTGGACAGAAGTACCTCCGGGTGCTTTATCAAGCTACCGATGTACCAGACAGCAAACCTTTCTCGGATGTCTTCATGCTTCCATTCAGTGGCTTGGACAAAGAGACGTTCAACCGTCGAGGTCGAAACCTGAAAACTTTCTTCCAGTGCTTCGACTTCGAGTATCAAGGATGGAATATCTTTGAAGACACTCAAGATCTTGTCGGTCTTGAAGGTGAACTCGTTGTACGTGTCGAAGACGATGACATGTATGGTGAGCAGAACCAAGTTAAGAAGTATCTGTAGGAACTAATCCTGGCGGGTTAGTTGCCTAACGGCAAAAAGGGCGGGGGAATTCTGTTTGGCGACAGGTCCTCCCTCGTCCTTTCTTTTAATAATCTATCACTTTAAAGAATCGCATATTATGCCTAAGAATAAAAAGAATGCGTCTGATAAGGATGTACGCATATGCTTCGGTGTTGACCGAGAGCTGAAAGAACGACTGAATGATCAGGTAGAGTGGGGCGACCTGAAGAAAATCTACACCCCTATCACTGAACAACTGGTTGAACTCATGGAGAAGTACGACGCTGCTATGATTCAGGCAGCTATTGTTAGTGAAAAGCTGAAACTCTCTAAACTTATAGACCTAAACAAAGGTGATAAAGAATGAGGCTAGAAAATCTTAAACAACCTTGGTCGGACAAGAACCGTGCCGAGAAAATCTCTTTGATTGAACGTACTCAAGAGAAGAGGCTTAAGGCATTCGAGGCTCGTAAGAAAAAGAAGAGTAAGAAATCCAAATCTAAAAGTAAGTCTAAGAAAAAGAGTAGGAAGTCTAAATCTTACACGAAGCCCAAGACTCCGGAAGAGCTTATGAAAATGAAGAAAAACATGAGCAAGGAGGAATGGGAGAACTTTAAGATGATGGTCAATATGAGTAATGGCTGATGATTACAAAGATTACATGGTAAAGACTGATAAAAAAAGGTTTATCGTTGAAGCTACAGACAGACACCATGCTAAACAAAGGGCTGACAGGATAGCCAAGAAACGTAATGAGAATATTAAAGAAATCTATAGACTCAAATGAAGGAACGTAAACGCTTTGGTAAAATACCTATCAATAAAATCGACTTCGGAAAACGGCACAGAAAAGATTACAACAACATTGAGGAACTTGCTGCAGATATAAAAAAGATGGGACTTATAAACCCTATCACTCTGGCTGACAAGAAACAACTTGAAGATGGTAAGTTGGGCGACCTCGATGATATTGAAACAGATGATGATAAGCGATACTTGCTACTCGCTGGAGGTAGGCGTATAACAGCATGGAAGCAACATCTTATAGATGAAGAAGATTTCGGCTATGAGATTCCTTCCTACATATTTCCACGCCTGCTTACTTACTACGAGATTCGGGAACTCGAACTGATGGAGAACATCTCTCGGGAGAACCTAAACTGGCAGGAAAAATCTACCTTGACGAAAGAGCTCCATGATCTTGAACAGGAGAAGAAAGGCAAAAAAGTCAAGTCCTCTGAAGGTGGGCACGGACTCAAAGAAACAGCAGAGATGGTCGGCTCTTCTAAATCTACAGTAAAGAATGAGGTAGACCTTGGACGTGCCCTGGAGGAAATGCCTGAACTCGGTGAAATAAAGAACAAGACCGAGGCACTTAAGGTAATGAAGGAGATTAAGAAAAACGACCAAGCTGAACGCAAGGCTAAGCGGGTTCGTAAAGAAAGAGAAGAAAAAGGAATGGATGGCATGAAAGAAGAAGTGATGGATGCCTTTGTTGAAGGTGACTTCTTCGAAAGAGCCAAGAAACTCAATGCTAATTCCTTTGACCTTATCGAGATCGACCCTCCTTATGCTATTGACTTGGCAAACAAAAAGAAGAAAGCCAAGCATAAGACTCTCACCTATAATGAAGTCCCGGCTGATGAATACGAACACTTTATGACAAAAACATTTCATCATGCAAAGAGGTTAATCAAACCTGATGGATGGCTTGTCTGTTGGTATGGAATCTCACCGTGGCATGATATGATGGTTGAGTTAATGCGTGATGCTGGGTTTAAAACTAACGGCATCCCAATGCTTTGGGTAAAAGATAGCGGTCAAACCATGCGACCACATCATTACTTTGCCAGTTGTTATGAACCCGCTCTTTATGCCCGGGCTAGTGAAGATTCTCGCCTTAACAAGAGTGGTTCAGCCAATTATATGATACATAAGAAGGTTCCCCACTCTAAGAAGTGGCATCCTACGCAAAGACCAGTATCTCTGATGAAAGAGGTCATTGAACGCTTTATTCCTGATGGTAAGATACTCGTACCCTTTGCTGGCTCTGGTGTCACACTCAGAACTGCGTACAACATGGGCATGAAAGCGGTAGGCTTTGATCTTGATGAAGATGCAAAGAATAAACATGATGCCTATGTAGGTGATCAGGAAGATATTAACTTCGAACTCTAAACACAGGAAGATGCCAAATAAAACTAAGGTTATAATAGACTCGGATACCATTGACTTTGGTACAGCCAAAGATTTGAACATGGTAGAGAGTAGACTGTCTGAGATAATGGCAGATATTCGTGAACGTGCTCTGTTACAATTCTTCAATGAATTCGCTCATAAGAAGATAAGTAATCTAAACAGAAAAGGTAGACGAGAGTTAGAACGGTGGCTTGACAAGAATGAGGTTAAGTTCCAAGACTCTTCAGATGGCTATGATTTCATAGTTATGATACCTACTCGGTCAGAAGCTATGTATTGTAATATAGCAGTAAGCACCGATGATGCAGAAGTTACTTATGAATTTACAAGAGTACATAAGCGCGAACTTGGAGGTAAACAAGAATCATGAATTTCAATCCTAAGCGGTTCAAATTGGTTTAGGCATGTTACACCATTAACAAAAATTTTTAATTGATTGTACCCCTATTGTGGGCGGTAATGTGGCAAATGAGTATGTAATAAAAACCCCTACATGGGCACAATAAAAATTACCACAAAACAACTACTATGACTACAAAGAAAATAGCACAAGATAAGTTTACAATACTCATTGACTGTGATGGAGTTCTTGCAAACTTCGTTGGTGGAGTTGAGAAAGAGTTTGATGTTGACTTAACTGGACTTGATCACTGGGGAATGTGGGACGAGATTGGAATAAGTCCTGAAGAATTCTGGAAGCAGATACAGCAGAACGATAGATTCTGGGCTGACCTTGAACCCTATCCTTGGGCACGTTCTCTTGTTAATACAATAGATGAATGGACTAAAGGTGATTCTTGTATCGTGACATCACCAGATAGGGCAGTGAGTACTTTTGCACAAAAAGCCTACTGGGTATATAATCATTTCCCGCACTATAACAGAAAGCTATTTATTGGTGCAAGGAAAGAACTGATGGCTGATGATACAACTATCCTGATTGACGACTCACAGAAAAATTGTGATAAGTTTAAAGATCATGGTGGGTCAGCTATTGTATTCCCACAGCTTTGGAACAATCTTAATCAGGAACCAGATATGTCTTGCATCAAGCATGTAGAGGCATCTATTGAAGAGATAGTAGAACAGTGGAGTAATGCTGTGACGAACTAGAATATACAAGCCTTGTGCAATAAATAAACAAAGTTGTTATGAAGAAACTAAACCTCAACACTACACAGCTTGAATTTCTTAAACAGGCTGTAGATAAGATGATACATCCTCATAATCAGAGACGGTTGGAAACAAGGTATAGCGATCTCTCTGAGTGTGAGAAAGAAGACCTCAAAAAACAGTTACATAAACTTGAACCTAAAAAACCACAGGTATGAACTTAGACGACATCCAAACTAAGAAAACAATAGTTCCGGGTGTAGGAAACCCTGATACTAAGATATTGGTAGTAGGTGAGGCTCCTGGGAAGAAGGAAGTACAAAAGGGCGAACCATTCGTTGGACGCTCTGGTAGACTTCTGAAATCCTTATTCTTTAGAGCCAAGCTGACTTGGGATTCCTGCTACATTACTAACGTAGTCAAGGAGAGACCACCTAAGAATGATATTAAGAAATTCATAAAACTCAAGAACAAATACCCTAAGGTAAAGGACGAGAGTTATCACAAATACGTGGATTATCTAAAGGAGGAGATCAAAGAAGTTAATCCAAATGTTGTTCTTGCAGTAGGTAATGTACCAATGTATGCTCTTTGTGAGAAACGTGGTATTACTTCTTGGCGTGGCTCAGTTATCGAGAGTACATTAATCCCTGGCCTGAAGGTAATACCTACGATACACCCATCTGCTGCAATACGTAGATATATGTATCAGTATTACATCTTCAATGATATTAAACGTCTTAAGGATGAACAGTCATTTCCTGAAGTACGTATCCCACCTTACCAGTACATAACAGATCCTACACTGGAGCAGGCTCAACAGTACTTAGCACAAGCTGCTATGAAAACTGATGAGGATGAATTCGTGGCTTGGGACATTGAAACCAATCGAAAGCCAGACGGAAATAAGGAAGTTACGGCAATATCATTTTCTAAGGACAGAGAAACTGCAATCTGTATTCCCTTCACTGATCGTGGACAGAACAAGTGGAGTGAGAATAATGAACTGATGCTTTGGGAACAGATAGCTGATGTACTCCAAAAGCCTTCAGTTAAGAAGATTGCACACAACAGATTCTTTGACCAACACTTCTTATTCCACCGGTATGGTATCATACCTAAGAATAATGAAGATACGATGATAGCTCATAAGATAATGAGACCTGACTTTCCAAAGAGTCTGGACTTTGTCAACTCGATGATGACTCGTATCAACTACTATGCAGACACCAGCGTGGAAGCTTGGAGATATCGTGACCAACAGCATAACTTCTGGCTTTACTCTGCAAAGGACAGTATGGTAGTATCATTAGCCTGGCCACAGATTAAAGCAGAGTTGAAAGAGAAAGGTAACTGGGAAACCTATCAAGCACAGAACGAGATTGTCGAATCTCTGATCTTCATGACTGAACACGGTATCAAGGTTGATACTGAAGGTCTTGAGAAAAAGAACGAAGAGACTAAAAAGAAGATTAAGGAGATCGAGGAACTCTTCTATGATATGGCTGGTAGGGAGATCAACCTACGATCACACAAACAATTAAAGGAATACTTTTATGGACCGAAGGCAGATGGTAACTTGGGACTTAAGCCCTACAAGAAAAGAAGTACAGGTAAGCCAACAACGAATAAAAGAGCATTACGACAGATGGCTAAGCCTATCCAAAGACGACCTGCTGTGCCTGAAGCGAAACTCCTCCTCAAGCATAGAAAGTTATCTAAACTTAAGGGAACGTATTATGAACTTAATTACGATGACGATGGGCGTGTCCGCTCGGCATATAATCCAGTCGGGACAAAGACAGGACGGCTCAGTAGTTCGAAGAACCTCTTCGGCACAGGGACAAATATGCAGAACCAGCCGTATGGAATGAAGGAGTTTTACCTAGTCGATGATAATTATGTTGGTTACGAGATTGACTTGGCTCAAGCCGAGAATCGTATTGTAGCCTTTTGTGCTCCAGAGCCTAAACTTATAAAGGCTTTCGAGAATGGCATTGATATCCACAAGCGTACAGCTTCATACATTTTCGGAAAACCGGAGGAAGAGATCTCACCTGAAAAAGGTTCTGCTGAACAGTTCGGTAACGGACAACAGTCGGAACGATACTGGGGAAAGAAAGCTAATCACGCATTCAACTACGGACAAAGTGCGAAGGCGTTCTCCAAGCAGATGCAGATCTCTCAAGGTGAAGCACAGAAGATACATAATGCTTATCACAATGCCTATCCCGGTATTAAGAAGTACCATAATATGATTCAGCAACAGCTTCAGAAGAGCCGGACACTAACAAATCTGTTCGGTAGAAGATATACATTCCTTGGTCGCAATGACTACAGGTTGTATAATGAAGCCTATGCGTTCATACCTCAGTCAACAATCGCTGATACGATAAACAGATGGGGACTTACTCCTATCTATAACAAGATGCCTGAGGTTGTGCTTCTTAACCAAGTACACGATAGTGTTGTATTTGAGATAAGTAAAGACCAGCCCTATGAGAAACACGCTGAAATTATAATAAGAATTTGTGACCACTTATCACAACCAATGAGTTGGCACGGAAGAGAATTTCGCATACCTTGCGAAGTATTGATTTTACCTACAAACTTAATGGAAGGACCTGAAATCGAAATAAACGAGGAAATATGTCAGACAGAACTAGCGAACAAGATCGAGGAGACAGTAATCTCCCAGAATGGATAAAAGAAGAACCAGAATCTCAAACCATAGAAGAGGAGGATGAAGAAGTTGTACCACATACACCCAGTCGTGAGAAAGAGCTCGGCTGGGCTTATACCACAAAAGAAGGTGGAGACATCAATAAGCTGAGCTTCCCTAAGACAGAAAAGAAGATAGAGGAAGTTGTATCACAGCTGGAAAATCCACGCAACTGGCGTAGGTATAAGAGGCACCCACAAGGCGGACATCGAAACTATACACAGGTGACTTGTTTTCCACCGTTCGATTTCCTACGTCTTGCAGAACTTTACCTGCCGGATGGTCGAGTTTGGAAAAGTAGAACACGGCAATTTCATGAACAAGATAACTAGTAATGAGAAAAGTTAATGACTGGATTAACACGTATCTCAACTTTACACGAAATAGTGAACCCCCAACAACATATAAGAAATGGACAGCTATCTCAGTTATTGCATCAGTACTCCAACGTAAATGCTATTTGGATTGGGGACCTATAACCTTTTATCCAAATATGTACATAGTATTAGTTGGACCTTCGGGAAAGTGTAGAAAAGGAACAGCTATGAGTGTCGGTGGGAAGTTTCTCCGAGAGATCGGAATCAACCTAGCGGCTGAAGCAACTACACGTGAGGCACTTATTCGCTCGCTTGAGGAAGCAGGTGAAGATGGTGGACTTTCTGTAGATGCTGAAGGTGAGATGTACAATCACTCATCACTTACAATCTTTAGTCCTGAACTCACTGTATTCCTAGGCTACAATAATCTTCAGCTTATTTCCGACCTTACCGACTGGTATGATTGTCGGGATGAGTGGGAGTATCGAACTAAGAATAGTGGAGTTAATACTATAGAAGGAGTGTACGTAAATCTTCTTGGAGCCACAACTCCTGACTTAGTAAGATCAGCCTTACCTCAGGATGCAGTAGGTGGTGGTCTAACATCTCGGATGATCTTCGTTAGTGAGTGGGAGAAGTCACAGGTAGTACCTTTCCCATTCTTAAAAGATGAAGACCTTGACACCTACGATGACCTCCTGCACGACTTAGAGGAAATCTATACTATGCGTGGAGGCTATGAGATAACTAAAGGCTTTAAGAAGATATATAAGTCTTGGTATCAAAGTAGTGAGAATAACCCACCATTTAAGGACAATCCAAAGTTCGAGGGGTATGTTAACAGAAGAGCTAACCATGTACTTAAACTCTGCATGATTTTATCAGCTGCTGAAAATAACAAAATGATTATAAACAGCAGTCATGTAGAAAGAGGTATTGAATACTTAAGGGAGATAGAAAAGAAGATGCCTTCAGTATTCTTTGGTCATGGAACAGCGGAGAATGCAGACCTTACTGGTCGAGTTCTTCAGCACATTTCAGCTGTTGACCCAGAAGAAGGGGTACACATTAATCAGATAATGAGAACGTATATCGGCTATGTAGGCGGACCTTCTGACCTGACAGATATTATAAGGAAACTAGATGCATCAGACTATATAAACTTTGACAAGCAGACACAGATGATTTACCCTAAAGATATTTAATCTCAACTACGTGCAATAAATAAACAAAGATGGAAGATAAAATACTTGTAAAGATAACTGAGTTAAGGAAGAGGAGTCCATAGAAATAATCCCAAACATTATTGATTAACGCTCGAACGGTTGGAAGGAGTCGGAGCGGATAGCATCAATATCTCTGCTAGCCAATCCACTCTCTTCCATTATCGTCTTCAACTCACTCCAATGTACTCCTGTTCTCTGAGCAGCCCGAGCCACATTAACCATCTCTTCATGAATCTCTCGATACTTCTCATTGCTTGCTTGGTAAGCTTCATCCTCAGCACGTGAGCTTTTAGTCTCATCAAACTTAACTGAGTTATAGCGTCTGCGTACATTCCGGATTCGTTCTCTGAAGTCTCGAATCTTAAAGCCAAAACTCTTACGAACATTTATCGTAGAAGCACGTGCACCAATAAAGCCTGCCATTTCATCTCCTACCTCACGATCTGAATCACCATCAAACACTGCTTCCTTAACTCGTCCGGCAGAGCTAATTGAGCCAGGCTCGAAAGCTGTCCAGGCATGGAGAAGTGCTTTTTGAGCTTTAGTACCTAAGGGATCTTCAGGATTCCAAATCTCACTGTCAGTAGAACTATCCCGATTGTACGCTATGTCAGCAACTGCCTTTGTGGCGAGCTCTGCATTAGCTACAGGCTTGACAAATTCCCAAGCAGCTTCACCCATTCTTTCCATAACAGTCCGTTCATCATCTCCAGCCAATAAGGCGAACATAGGGTCTTGAACAAACTCGTACGGGTTGGTAAAGGAGGTATTGAAATATCTTACCTTACCGTTACCTTTATCAAAATAGACAACGCTTGAGTTTTTAGACCAAGGAGGCATGAACTGTCTGTAAGCCTCATCTTCATCATCACCTATATTCAGCATAGCCATACTTGCCGCACCAGCAGCTGTAAACATTGACATGGTAGTACCCATACCTGCTATTCTCTGCCACCCTATCTTCTGCATAGCTTTGTTATCAGATTGTATTTCCATCTTAGCTCTCCGCGCCGTGTTGATTGAAGTACGGACAACCTCTGCAGGAAAGGAGATAAATGGTGCAACAAGTATGTTTTTACGAAGACTTTTGATACTCTCGTTTACTCGATCATAGTTAGGATAAAGATCATTTACGAGGTCAGCTACCTGTTGATCAGCTATATTAGGGTCAGCTGCCTGTAACCGAGCTTTTTCCAACTCATACATCCATACACGCAAGAAGGTGTCTTCCGCCTTGTATAAGTTAGTAGCCTTTCGGGAAAACCTTTTGAACCAACTCTTAGACTTCTTATAGGCAGACATTCCATCTCCGTCCGCATTAGCATGATTAAAGTTGTTGGACATGAAACCTTCAACAGTAAGATCTGCGTCATTCAGCATGTCCGCTAACTCACCTTCACGAACAGAGCCTCCTGTTAAACCAAGTTCTACATATTTAAGCCATTGCTCTTCCAACTCCTTCTTATTGAGTTTCTTATAAGAGCTGAAGACATTTTTAGCTTTCTTCCATGAGGCATCTCGATCAGCTCTGTTAAACATATGTCCATTGAAGCCTAAGAAGGCGGTACCACCAACTACGTTACGAATATGAGCAACGTGTGATAGTACAGTTTTACTATACTTAGCACCAGCCACAAGTCGCATCATCTTAGGATACGCAGCTTCTTGAGGATCTTCCTTAGACTTCAGTGCATCGAACATCATCTCGTGCATATAGACGTCCTCTAACTTACTACCTACACCGGTATCTACTCCTTTAATGTAGTTGTTCTGATCTTCACTAGCCTTAGTTACATCATCCAGGTTTTGGAAGAATAGTTCACCCTCAAACCTATCTGCAATAGTATCAAAGAACTGTCTTTTATGTACAGTCTCTGCCATCTTGGAGATAGTGTTCATGTAGTTAACATCAGGCTGTGTGTATTCACCAAGCACCTGTCGAATAACTTTAGGCACTTTCAACCTCTTCTTAAGGAGATCCATGTCCCCTCTATCTTCCGTAAAATCTTTATCCTCAAAATGCTTATATAGACTCTTCGAGTCACGAGAGCGGAGCATTTCCTGAAGAGCTTTCTCTGATTTACGTGTTAACTCTTCTTCAGTAATATCAATCTGCTGATCTGTAGTAGAAGGGTCACGTAACCTTTGCATAGTTTCAAGTGCAGTAAGGTTATCGTTTTCTTTGATCTGCTGTTTACGTAAATCACTTCGAACCTTATTCCTCATAAAGACAACAGCTTTTTGCCAAATATCATCAGGTACATGATCTTGTGTCCACTCAACATCTTGGCGAAAAGCACGATAATCACGGTGGATATAATGTCCTATACCCTTCAAGAAAGACTGCTTCAACTTGCCTTGAATATCCAGAGTAGTCATCATCTTAATAGACATAGCATCAATATGCTCTCGAATACGCTGGACATCACCTTCAATCTCTTTAGGCAGGGCAGCATCTTCACCACGTAGTTTCTTATCTATCTCTACCGTCAGATTGTTTGGTACTGCATCACTATCATCCTTAACTGCATCAATCACAGTACCGTGGTCAGACTCATAGTAATCAAGTATCTTTGTGTTCAGTTTTTCAAGATTAACCTTAGCCTGTTCAAGCTCTCTATCCATCTGAGCCTGCATTTTTTCACGTTCAACTGCAACACCTTTAGTCTCACGACCTCCAGTCTTAAGCCATTTAATCCACAAGTCCTTCCACTTCTTATCATCATAAACACTATTTTTAGTAGTAGGTGATAGGATACCTTCTGACGTAGACTTAGGCTCACTAATAATCATCTTCTGTTCAGAACCCGTGCCGAAAATAAGATTTTGTATACCACTCACTGCGTCCGACTTACTTTCAGCATCGAGTAGAGTCATAACATCGTAATTATTCTCTACCAAATCAATAGCGGCAGTCCCAGCTGCAATACGTTCTTCCCAAGTATCAGCAAATGTTTTCTTCTTGAGTAAACCCTGAAGTGACATATCAGCAACTGTACCCATGATAGCACCTGCTCCAAAGGCTTGATAAACATTGTCCATCAGATTTCTGTTACTATCATAGATGGCTTGAGCAGTAGAGTTCTCATACATCTGTTGAACCGCCTCCTGAGAACCCTCCGTCACGCTACCTTTAAAGCCTTGCTTCATCAGAGCTTTAAACCCGCCATCTATTGATTCTTGAGTAGTCAGCTTACCTGCAAACTTCTTCCAAGCACCACCTGTTGACTTGTCGATAACCTTGACAAACCGCGCAGCAGTCAGACTTTCAAGAGCAGAAGTACCAGCTAAGTTAACCATCATATTGGAGAAGGCTTCTTCATCACTAGCACCTTCCATCTTAGCTTGATCATAATACTCATGAGAAAGAGTCGCGTTATGAATAGCACTTGTTCCGGCAGCTATTGCAGTAGAACCACCTGACGCCAAACCAGCCATAACCTGAGGTATGAATCGAGCAGTCATTTTAGGTACAGTTCCAGCCCAAAATTCTTCACGATAAATAGGATTAGTCGGAAAGATCTCTTTGAGCTGTTTGGATATTTCTTCTCCTGCACGATAAGATGGAAGATACTCAGCCTTTATATCATTCTCCTCATCAGCAAGAAGGTTGTACATACCTGCATACATATGAGCCTTGAATTTCATAGCTCCAGGTATAACCTTAGTAATCTCTGCTGAGAAGTTGGAAGCTGCTTGATAAGCCTTATAGGCAACTGAGTCATCTTTCTTAAGATCTTCATTCATCTTCTTGGTCATTTCCCTCAAGTTCTCACTAGAAATAGTTTGAGCTGCTTGACGTACAGTTGCTCTATTATAAACTTGTTCTTTAGATAGACCCTGACCTTTCTCTCCGAGATCAATGTTACCTTTATTAGCAGCATCAAGAATAACTTGTCCCTTAGAGAGACCTTGCCCACGTTGACGTTCTTTCCCATCTTCCTGAGCATCTATATCACTACTAGTTGAAGTATTAACCATCGTAGTGTTCTGCTTCGCAGGTTCTAGAACAGGTCTACGAAAGTCATTGTTTTCGTTAGCCATAATTAATCACCTTATTCATTATTATTATTCTCTTCGCCGCCTACAAATTCGTCATACTCATCAGGAGGTAAAGGCCGTCCATCAGGAGCTATTCTGTAAGTAGTTCCCGCAATATTAACCCAAGAACCTTGAGGTTTTGTAACAGCTGCATCATAACTAAGTTTTACTGGTGCATCCTGTGTTCCAACTGGAGTATTCTGTTGATCGTTATCTCCACCACCTCCTGTGTCAGGAGAAGGCTGACCGCTACCAGCACCAAGTCGGGCACTCTGGACAGATTCAAGATTATTAAGAGTACTCTCTGTTCGTGACTTCTGACGTAGTACAGTATCTAACTGACCTACTAAAGCCTGTGCTTTCTGTTGACCCTGTCCGCTATATAAAGGCAAGTTACTATCATCTGCAGAAGAGATGTCTACTTGATCAACAGTTATATCACCTGACTTGAGGGACTGTATAGTAGATCTATCTAAGTCAACATCAAGGTCAGAGAGCATATTTTTGATGTCACGAACCTCTTGGTCATATGTGCTTTTTCTCTTATCGAGTACTTCAATAAATTTATTAGTACGCAGAGCAAGATTCTTAGCATTTCCTTCTTCTTGGTTAGCAATAGATTCCCAATAAGCTTGTCGTGCATCTGCAACCTGTTGATCAATCTTAGCCTGTTTCTCCATGTTTTGTATACGAGCTTCAGCCATATCTCCGTCCATCTGCTGTTTTGCAAAACGATAGACAGAATCGTTCAAGAGACGTGTGCGTTCTATATCCAATCCCTGCTCTTTAATCTCCATACGTTGATCAAACTGCTCTTTCTGTTGCTGCTGTTGTTGGAGACGAGAGACAAGTTTAGGGTCTGCAAACTGTCCAGCAGCCTGTGCAACATCTTCACCCTCTTCAAAAGCTTTCTGTGCACGCTGGTTAGCAGTCTGTCTTATCAAAGCCTGGCCACCTTGAGCAAGAGACGTTGCAGCAGTACCTTCCTTCCCACCTACAAAAGCCTTACCCATTTCAAGTAAAGCATTTTGAATGGCAGGCTGTTGAAGTAACTGAGCCATACCTGTCATCTTGTTTTGATTCCGAGCCTTGTTGACAACTACAGCATTTTCTTTAATATTATCATTAAGCTCCTGCTCAGGTCCTCGTGTAATAGACTGTTGACCAGCTGCTTGAGGCGTATTACTAATCTCTGCCTTAGGTATATTGTCAATATCTTTACCATCAACGCCATTCCCATTCTGGTTATTCATACCAGCCATAGGAGATTGAGCATTGGAATTAAGCATATTCTGTAACATCTGAACTTCTCTATTTCTAGCCATAACAAACTTTGTTTAATAATTGAACAATGTCGTTTATTGAGTACTTAAATACCCAGCAAGACCTCCAATAACAGCTCCTGCTGCCAAACCTACTGGACCTCCAACTGCACCAGCCGCAGCTCCTGAACCAGCAGAAGCAAGAGCACTAGAAGCGGCAGCTGCTGTACCAACTCCAGTCATAGCACCACCTACGGCACTTGCAGCTGGACTTGGAGAGTCGGGTAAAGCAGTTCCTCCGCCCATACCACCAAGTACAGCAGTACCTTTCTCATACACTCCCATTTCCCAGGTAGCATGTTTCCAGTTTAATTCCATAGTCTTAGAAGTATACTCCTGATCCATTACAAAGCTGATACGTTTAAGCTCTGTCAATGCTGTAGTAAGTATCTTCTTCATTTCTACTACAAACTGCTTATACTGCAGCATTATTTGAAATCCTTGCATCAGCATTCTATCGCGATCCTGTTTTTCAAGGCTTCTTACCTTTAAATGAGCATCAATCTCCATAGCTAAAGCTTTAGCATAAAACTCAATACCTCTTTTGTAAAGCTTATTACTGAACTTAGTTTGATACTCTCCAATCTCTCGTTCAAAATCCATCTCCAATAAAGCAAGACCAATTCCGTAAGCAGAAGATCTTTCAGCTCCAATGTTTGACATATTAGCCTTATATCGAGTCTTCATTCGTTCACGCTCTTTTTCACGTTGTCGGGCAAAAGCTCTAATAGCCTTAGTTACAACTACATCATCTACCATCGACAAGGCTTTTTCTACAGCTTTTTGCAGATTATTACCTGTCTGCGTTTGAGCATTAGAAATAAGAGTAGCCATATCAATCTGATTTAATACACCAGCTTCATCAACCTTAGATACTGCACTATCTACTGCTGTATTAAAATCTGTAGTAGAATCAAGACCATCGACTTTAGTATTAAGAGAATTATACTCATTCTCAATCTCTGTAATATCAGACGTTGGGTCAGAGTAAGATAAACTCTCTATAGGATTATTAGCAAGAGCAGTTTCCATAGCATCATGAAGAGTGGTGGTCATAACTGGAGCGGAACCACTATAGTCAAACCACTCTTTATGAATATTTTTCATGTGTGTAGGGAAGTCAACCGCACCTGCACCCCCTCCTCCAGAATAACAGACTCCGGAATTATACGTAAATTCTCTTTTAAGCCAGTAACTCATATCACACCTCCAGTTGTAAGAAAGCGAATTCGGCATCTGCTCCCTGCTGTTCAAGAAGTCTCATAATACCTAAATCATTAACATACCCCATAATAGTATTACATCCATTACCTTTCGCGTAACGCTTTAAAGTTTTAATTCCATTTGTGATTTCAGTTGGATTAACCTTACCTAGTCCGGTCAAAGAATAGATAAGTAGATTCTTACTAAGCGATATCTCATCCGTTCTTATCTGTGTAGTAGTTACATATCTCTCATTCTCGTTACTGTCATAGTATACCCAAACAGTCAACTCTTCTTTGAGTATCGCACGTAAAACATTTGACATCCTCTTACGCCTATCAGCTACAACAGGCGGTAAACTTTTTTCAATAAGTGGGGCAAACTTCTCCCACGAATCACTAACCTGCTCCGGAAGCATCTTGAGTAGCAAATATTCCTCTTGTTTGTCGGTTGTCATCTATCTGCCATTTAAGTTCAATATTATCAATGTTTAAATCTTTAAAGGTATTTATCTCAGCTTCTATCTTATGGTTTTTACCATGAATACGTGTAGCTGCATAGCCTTCGGGATTAAGCATAACCCAAGGAGACTCAACCCTACGATCATGGACAGTAGCAGTTGCACGGGCATTACCTTTCGGAACACCGTCTGTTGCAATAGCTACTCCTGTGAGAGTTTTTCTTGCAGTGATTCCAAGATCAATGCTCTGAGTCCTAAACCTCGCTTTCTTATCTCCTGTCTCAAGCGCAACTCCAGCGCGATGCTCATAAGCACCTGAGGCATGAGATACAGTTTGATAAACACGAGTAAGTTTACGACCTCTGAGAACATAAGAATTCTCCTCATCACCAATATAAAATAGTTCTTCATCAGGGTCTTTTGTTACATAAATCGTGCCGGATAACTCCTTCATATACTCACTGAAGTCCAACAACTTAAGACCCTGTCTAGAAGCTTTCCATAGCTGGCTATGATTATCTATAAACACACAACTCTCATCATCACCGCCAGCTGCTCCACGTTTCTTAATTCCAATATTCTGACTATTAATAAGTCCATAAGTAGCACCTGATGCCTGTTGAGATATAGTTAATTGAGCTACTCCATCTTCTCCGAATACGAGTACTTGGTCTGACATCTCCAATATCTCAAGCACTGCACCACTAAAAGGCATTTCCATAAAGCCAAACTGATTACTGTACAGCATCTGCTTTATATCAACCTCGTCAGGATGGATCAGTCCGAATGGAAAGTCCCGTGAATCAAAAGCACTCCATAGTACAAAATTAGTACCAAGGTTAGTATCCATAAGATCAGCAATACGTCCTGTAGGTGCAATTCGCTTAAGACGTCGAAGGAATCTATCAGTCCAAACACCATTAGTAGAACCTCCTAATATAGTTCTGTTATTATGCTTTAGCGCTGTACTAAATTGAAGAAGATCAGTATAATAAATCTCCCCATCACGCTTATAGATGCACTCATGCCTGTTAAATAGAATCCAATTCTCACCATAGTCAATACATCTGAAAGATTCGGAGAATTCACCACCGCTCCAATTATCAACTGTCATGTATTCAAGATCTACAGGCATATAGCTATCGTCCACCTTATACAAACCATCAGGTAGGACAACAAAGTTATCTTCCTCTAACTCAAACCACTGAGGGAAGGGGTACATCTCTTTCCTGTCAATAGTGCTTGGGAAATCGAAGATGTCCTGTATATCTTGATAAGGTTCTAAAGCTCTTTCATCAGGTACTAGATTATACAAATCCTCAAAAAACATAGCATCCTTAATATGCTCTCCTGGTTTGAGACCATTTACAAGAGCTTCCTGTACGGTAGTGTTGAATTCTCGCATAGTTGGTTATTATCCAGGGAGGACGTAAAACTCTACGTCACATTCCGCTGAGTTAGCTTTAGCATAGATTGTACCAGTTGGAGGAAAGATAGTAAATCCACCATTCTTAGGTAATTCTATGCAGTATTGTGAGGAAAGACCTATCTGAACACTGTTAGTGTCATCAAGATTGATAACCACAATGTATCCGGAATTAGATACGTCACCAACATTTAATGTCTCTTCTGTAGTGCCGATAGTTTGGATACCAGTGTTATAGGTTTTCTCACTCGGTTCTAATGAGAACTCCAATTCCTCTGTGTCAATCAGTTTCCTATCTTCAGGTCGAAATTCTACCCTTCCTGTAATATTAAGTCGGTTTGCCATTGTCTTAGTGTTTTATTTGTTAACAGCTAAAGCGCTAAATCGAATTTGTTCTACCCGGAAATCTCCAGGATGTTTAAGATAGACAGACAGTAAGCATTTAGAAGGAACGTCTACTACAATCTCTGCTTCATTCATACCTTCCTCGATTGGAAAAGCTGATATCTCATTAGCAGTCGCTCCTTTCTTATGAATAACAATCTCCATCTGTGGCTGAGAGATACTACCTGCATAGACAAGGATATTCCTTAACTGTAAATCAGTAGGAATAAGGTTCTCTATAAGAGGAGTACTATCAGTACAAACATCAGCACCACCAGAAAATATCGTAAGAATATTCTTCCCCACCTTAAGCTTCTCCTTTCTCTTCTTACGAGCTTTTTCTCGTTTAGTTTCCGTGTTAGTTTTCTCCATCTGTCTATCGGTATTTTCTTCACCACTCATTGCCTTCTGCCCTAAAGTTCCAACTATCATTCATTTGTGTATTGCTACCCATCTGACTCTCAATCGCGTTATAGTCCAGATTACGTAAGTCTTGTTGGATAGCAGCCATATGATCTCTCATTCCCTGACTATTACGATGAAAGCGTTCAATCTGATACATCGTAGCAGAAGTCAAGGTTTCCGGGTAGTTGAGTGTCCAAAAGTTTGTATCATTATCATTTTCTAATGGAATAGTCATCCGCCCGTAAACCTGAGCTGCATAACTTTGATCAGGTGCAGGACATATCTTAAAATGTAGACGTTTGAAAGCTGATTGCTCATTATCTAAAAAAGCATCACGTACAACACTAGCAATAGCATAATACTTAGGACAACCAGAATTACTTCCGTCCAGTGAGAGTTTTTCTTCAATTTCCTGTTCTTGAATATGGTCTAAGGTGACCTTCCCAGAATCCGCAGAGAACTGTATGCCCTCAATAGAAAGCATGGAACGTGCCATGTAAAGAGCCTGGTTAGGCTTGAGTTTTACCGGCACCTTACCATAGCTTTTGTTATGAGTAAACATACTATCCAGCATCCGCACTCCCATGTTTATGAGTGTGTTGGCGCCAGCGTCTGCGTAGTCCTCTCCGTCTTGTTTAACAAGGTCATAACGACCTGTCATCTTAACGAAGAAGTTTCTAAATTCTGAGAGGGTCATAATCTTAGACGTATTTTAAGTTAATTAGAAGTCTTGAACGAGCCGTTCTTTTTAACCTTGTTAAGCACGTTCAAGCCGCCCTTGTTCTCAGGTTTTGCAGAATTACTTGCATTCCCGGGAGGGGCTTTGCTATTCTTACCTTTCATACGAGGTTTGGCTACACCACTTTGAGACTCCTTCTCGGACTCTGCTCGTTGGCTCGCCTTGTTAATCTTAGAATTAGCCATAATATTACACCCTTTGTTCAAATTATGCACAATGTTAAGAGTGGGAAGATCCCACCCCTAACTGTGCGATTAAAGATTATGGAATATCAACTCCAACATCTTCGAGGTATCCGAAGTGCTTTGGAAAGTGCATCTCCAAACCAGCCTCAGTCAGGAACTCTTCCTCGGCTCCGTCAATCCCGGAGTCAGAAGATTCCATGTTATCATACTCGATATCACCTTTGAAGATCGTATCCTGGATGTACCGAAAGACCAGTTTATCAGGCTCAACAATCATGATGCTGTTTCGCTTGACAGGGTCTTGAGTAAACAGAGGACTTGTCATCAAGTATAGAATACCGTGTGGTGTTATCCACTCAACGACTTGAAGACCGTAGTCAACTTGACGGGTCTCAAGGCTGATAGTACCAGTTGCTTCGGCAATATCATTCAAGCCTTGAAGTGCACCTGAACCGCAGATGCCAAGCTTTTCTGTATTACCGAAACGGTAGATTTTCTCCAGGATGCTTTTCAACCACTTGTTACCAGCAGAGACGAATGTCGTCCCACCAGGTTCTCCCGAGTCATGTACAAAGCTCTCTCGGTTCTCAGGAGCTTCTGCATCAATAAAGGGGATAATACCACGAGTAGTTGTTTCAGGTTCTCCGTTATCTCCAATGGCTTCGGACATAACAGAGTCATATATCGCTTTTTCCATCCGGGTTGCATGATTTTCAAGAGCCTCTCGACGCGCCTCTTTGCGACTTTCTACAGTACGCAAGCGAGTCTGCAACGCAGTACGTGTCATGCTCAGAGGATCACGGAAAATCTGCGTATGATTATCATGCTTGGAGGGCTTGCGGAGTTGCGACTCCGGACGAGCACCACCTTGTGGATTACTGGTACCGATTACACGGACAAAGTCAATGTTCTCCGCACCATTAGAAGCAATATCTTTAATCAGCGATACAGCAATATAGCTGTTTGAGCCATTCTTCACGACCTGCTGTACTTTACCATAACCCTTATTTGAGGCAGGGTTAGACTTGTCCAAGAACTGAACAGTCAGTCCACCTTTGTACTTACCTGCTTCCTCTTCCGAGAGTTGCAAGTAGAGGTAAGAACCTTTAGTTAGAGCAGCCGTGGTATAAGCACTGGACAGTTCAACGTCAGTGTAAATACCAGTTACGTCTGAAAACTCTTCCTTCAGTTCTTTTGTCCACCAGTGGAAATGGTAGTCAGTTGTTTTCTTACTTTTCATTTTGGACAGAATAGCAGTCAAAGGAGCAACACCGTTAGGGTACTCACGAAGAATGCCTTCTCTCCAGGATTTCGGGCGTTCGTCCTGTGCGAACTCTCCCGTTCCTTTCATTCCTAAAAAAGCCATAATATTAAATTCTTTTTAACGGTTAAAAATGATGATTAACTTACGTTGATAGAAGCAAGCAGATGCCAGCTCTCGCCGTCAGAATAAATCACGGCTTTACCACCGGAAGCATTGGAGCAGGTTAAGTCTGCCCAACTCCGAGATTCGTTTTGATCTTGAATGGTGATGTTATTCACAGAAGCATCATCCAAGATTTTGATTGCATACACCCGACCAGAAGCTTGTGCAACCGGCGGGAGCGTAACGGCAACTGCGCCAATAAAGCCAGTGACGTGAGCAACATTCTCGTTTACACCGAGTGTTGCATCCGCACTGATAGATACAAAGCGGTCTTGGACAGTTTGGGAATCCCGATGTTGTCCAACACCTTTAGTTAAGTTATCCATAGTAATCTATAGATTTAAGTTAAATTGCTAATTATTGTCCAAAGGTATCGTCCATTATCTTCTGCTGCTTAGAACGATTGTCCCCTCCGGAACTTGGTTGTTGTCGACCGCCAGCTCCCGCGAACTTAGGGTCATCATTATTGGAGTTTTGACGCTCCTGTTCCCGCTGTTTAGCTCGTTTGCTAATTTCTAAATCACGCTCAGCACGTTTTCCAACTTCATTCAGAACCTTCTCTGCACCCCAATCAGGATGCTCGTTGGAAACTTGAGCAGTCATGTTCTGGACATATCCCATCTTGTCTTTCAGTTGAGGATAGTTATTAAAGAACTGCTCCTTAGAATTATTTACACGCTGAGCACGAGTCTGAGATTTGTTCACAACTTCTGGAATATTACGTAGTACTTCTTCCTCAATCTCAGAAGCTCGCTTATCAAGTTGTTCAGTAAATTCCTGACGCGCTTGTTCCAACGCATCATCTCGAACACTCTTCATAAAATCCGAGAATCGTTCAGGACTACTTGTAATTTCTTCAAACTCTTCTTCATCAAGGTCGAGGCTCATAGCCTCATATTCATCACCTTCCGGCTCTTCACTCTCTTCCCCGTCCTCTTCTTCATTAGCAGTCTTATCATCATCTTCCTCTTCTTCACTATCGTCGTCAGAAGTTACTTCAGGCTGTTCATGTTTACCAAGAATCTTATCTAAGTCATCCGACATACCTTCTTCATCGCCGGAGTCATCGGAACTGTCAGAGGAACTTTCTCCTTCGCCACCTTCTTCCTCATCTCCGCCAGAGTCATCTTCTCCATCTCCGCCAGACTCCTCGGGAGAGTCGTACCCAAAGGTTTCTGCCATTGCACTTTGCTGTCGTTTAGAGTCAGGAGTGTCTTCAACCTCTTCGGTTTGTTCCTCCTCTTCTTCCTCTTCCTCAATAAAAAACTCTTCGTTGAATTCATCCTTGTCCATAATATTAGTTTTCCTCATCTAGTTCTAATTCACGTTGTTCGGCAGCAGATTCTGCGTGTGCACAACTCTTTAAATAAGAGGGCATATTCAGCATCTCCTTCCATGCTTTCATTTGATTCTTTAATGCTCTAAGTTCTTGTGTCGAGTCACTTTGTAGCAGTAATTCCTGTAAATACTTAGTTCGATCTTCTATTAAATTCCTCATGTCGAACCAAACAGTAGAATTCTGAAATCTATCGAACCCGTTAGGGTCGGTTCTCAGAGGAGTTTCATCTACTGTGTTCTTACGTCCTTCCGTTGTTGGCTGCTCGAGATTGTCCACTTTGTGTCACCCTGTCACTTTGGATTAAGTTTCCTTGTTGCTGTTGTCGTCTGATTTTCTCATCAGGCTGTACTTCTACTATGAAGTCATCTACATTCTTAGCTCCTAGATTTCGACCTAGGTGCTTAAAGAGTTTTATCCAGTTCAATTTCTGTGCAATCTGAGGATTACCGGAAGCTATCCGAAACAACTGTGTCCATGTCTGAGGATCTTCACTTCCAGGTATTTGACCGTTAGTAGGTTGAACATCATAATCAACTAACAAGTCAAGAGGATTAATTCTTAACCTACCATCCTGATCGGTTAAATCAGATCGGTACTTATCAGGCCAGTCACCAGTTACTTTGATATAAGATTCTTCTTTCATATATTGCTGGGTATGCTTCGCTAACATCTCCGCAAGTGGTTGCATACTCTGCATATCGATAATCTGTGCATTCTTCTGGAAGCGGCTCAATGAAGCACCGATAGCACCTCCAGCTTCCTTAGCACTAATTCGAGTAGTTCGACTCTGACCACCTGGAGAACCTTGAAGAGTATCACCAGTAGCACTGACTCGCCTCATAAGATTGCCGAGCTGATTAGCCTCGACTACATTTTGCTGAGTTACGTCCTGTACATCTAACTGCTTAAAAGCATGATCAAGCATTTGGTTGCCCCAAGCAGCTCTTCGTGTCCTAATAACCTTGCCCGGCTCAGGGTCTTTTACATCATAGTAGTTCACAATACTTGGGTCAATCAAGAACATATCGTTCAAAGACTTGCGTACGTTACGCACGTGACTCGTGTACATAAAGTTAATGAGCTTCTGTATGTCGTGGACAACACTTAGTTTACTGACAGGTGTTGCGGAATAACCATCGTAGTTAGAAGCACATACACAAACAGGCGTCATACCATGAAGATAGCTAACGGGCTGTGCGCTGATAATAACTTCGTCAGCAGCTAGTCCGAATAACCATTTCTCCGGTTTATCCTTCCGACTAAGACCCCACTCTCTCGGGATAAGATCAATATACATCCAAATTACATCAGCCTGTGCATCTACAAGATTATTCGTAGGATTGTCGGCACGTGTTTTCTGCTTCTCACCAACAACAGTGTATTGAGATCGTGCATCAATTTCTTTTAAGTACTCCACGTTGAAGAGCATAGAATCGGGGTCTGACTCTATATCCAATAGAGACATCTTTGTAGTCTCCTCTATCCATCCTTGGAACTCTCCTTTCTGAGGTTCATGGATAGGAACTGAAGGATCAGGTAAATAAAGATAAGGATTAATATTTTGAAGCTCATTGCCTTCGTAGAGTAGTACATCTTCTTCTATTACACGCTCTTCACGAGTAATCTCGAATACTCCATCAGAGCGCATCTGACCAAACTGTTTGTTACGAGCCCTTTTGCCATAATACCTACGCCATCTTGGAGCCACGGCACCGAAGCCATAGGCAGTATCATCACGGAATTGAGTATGCAGATTAAGTCCCATTGAAGCCTTCTTCACTTGATGCGAGATTATATGCGTCATGAGTCTTGCACCAACTACATCCTCGGGACCTGTCCCTTCATAAGATATGATAGGATCCTGCATAAAGGAAGACATATAGTACGTAAGGATAGTTTCCATAGTTGCATAGGATTCTGGGATTACAATATCTGCATAATCATCAGAACCTTTCTTACGTTTTTTCTTATTGTCTTCTGCCTCAGGCGGTACGTACATACGAAGTACTCGATCAATATCTCGCCAACGGTCTTTGTATCGTGACATTACGTTATGAGAAGCCTGTGCCCGATCAACTATCTTTTCCTTAATCTCATCATGAAGATTACTGTCGGGACGTAGATTTAACCCATTAGGATAGTCATACCCCTTATCTTCCGAAAAACTTGCACGACCGTCTGATCTGTTAGAAGTACTGTTGTCCTGAGTATTTCCTTTTACTGATACTGGCATAAAGTCCGTCTGTCTTTTGTTTGTACTTACAAGGTAATAAAAAATTTATAAGAATATCAAGGTGAAACTTTTTGGGAATTCACCAACTTTATCATACATTACCAGCTACCTGATAGACATCGCCACCGTCTGAGTAGACTGAGATATATTCATAGTCATTCTGAAGTGATACAGTCCCAACCCCTTCTATCGTATCACCAGTATCTGCATTAATGTTTACATTATTGGCAGATGTATCACGTTTCTTTATAGTAATAACTTGATCCCCCCAGTTAACAGAGGGAGGCAAGTTTACTTCAATAACACCATTTGTTGCATCTGCTAATACAAAATTTCTTGTCGCATTATGAGTCGGTGTATAAGGAGAATCAACTGCAACAATACTTGTATGGGCATACGGTTGAGCAGGTACATCAGGAGTAACTTGTACTGGATTGTTGTTTGAATCTCCAGCATATATCTGATAGTCTCCACTGCTACCTACCAATACAACAGCCCTGTGTTCAAGTGTTGTCGGAGGAGAACTTTCTAATACTAGTTTGAAAAAAGCCATTAGTGTCCAAAGTCTATAGTTATAATTAAGTTTTCACAATCTAAATCATATTCAGCCAGAGCCATATCTATACCCTCTGTTTGTAAAACACGTATAAGACTGATATTTTCTGCATCAACCTCACCATCTGTCTGTATAGCTTTACTCTTAGAGTCGTCATAAATAAAAGGTCCAATACCGGCTATTGTTATTGCTCTACGCGCCATAATCTTTGTTCATTATTTGCACAATGTTTGTTATATATTGCTTATAATCAGAGGCTCCTTCTCCGACCTACTGTAATTAAGTCCCTTAAATTCATCTTCAACTTTCTTCTTACTCGGAATATCATCTTGCCGTGATTGAGCATACTTCTTACCTTTTTCAAACAACTCAACAAAGTAAGCAGCTGCATCCATAATATCCCATTTCTTCGATCTTGGAAAACTCAACAGTTGCCCTTCCAAACCTCCGCAGTTCACATGGTTGTGATAAATGTCTCCTCTGCGATAGAAACCTACAAGAGATCGTACTCGTGCAGTCTTACCGTCCTCCTTACGCCCACCACGAGCATGCAACTCAATCAGTTGGACACCGGGAGCATGTTTTCGCAGCTGTGTCCGTATTGGGTATGTAGCGAACTCGTTTAGTCCCGTAACCTCGACACCAACAACATCAGGGTTCATCCTCTTAACCATACGAATCATTTCATCATATAGTTCATTTGGGTGAAACTTACCTGACACAATATCTCTGTAATAAATCTCGCCGTCAGTCACGTTTATAGAACCGCCTACCAGAGCAGAGTCTGCAGAGTGCATGTTTGCAGTCTTAGCAGGGTCAATTACAATAGCATGTGTGTACTTACCTTTGTCACTAAAGTTAGGTTTGTTCCAGTTAGACTGATTATTAGGGTTTGTGTAGTACTGAAAGTAATCCTCGATTATAGGTTTATCTTCAGTAGCAATCGGCATGTTTCGATACTCTCTGTAGAACGTACCGAGCTGACCCTGATTCCTGTACTTAGCAACTAAGTCCTTAACCTGCTCTGTTGACATAAGGTTCGGGAACTTAGTTTCGTACTGATCGTTACAGAGTTCAAGCACTACACTGTCCCATGCCGGGTCATCTATAAGGTCTTGAAGTAGGGAGTCTTCGTGCTTCAATGTATCAATGTATATGATCTCCCAGTCATCTCTACCTCTGTCTACAATATTTACTAATGGTCCAAAGAACCAGTTCTTCAATCTTTTACGCTGCTCCTCTGATCGTAGATAGTCGTCGTCCTCCAAGTCATCTATGATCACAAGATCAGGTCTATAGTTATGGTACAAAAGACCACGTACCTGCTGCTTAGCACCTTTAGGCCAGACCATTGAACGCTCTCCGCCAGCGAACTCCAATACCCACTGTTTCTTGGAGAAGTTCTGCGTCTTTTCTATCCGAAACAAAGTGTTGAGAACTTCATTGGTTTGAAACTCGTGCTTTAAGTTCTCAGCCTGAAGTTCAGCACTTCCTTGAGTAGAAGATACTGGAACCATGAAACGAGAGTCCAAGAATGCTAGCCGCTTAGCAGGTATCAATAAGTTCATGATAGACGTCTTACCTGTACCACGAGGTGCTGCAATACACTTCTGATTATTATCACTGTTATCTAACAGGTCGAATATCTTATCGTGTTCCGAATCAAAGTCACGATAGAATCTCTGGGGAAAAAGGATCTTAGCAGCCTTCTTTGTGTCATTATAACACATTTGGCTAAGTTCCTTTATATCCTCTTTTGTAAGACTGTCTGTTCTCGGATTTCTCATAATTAAAAACCACTTGGTATATCAGATTTCCAAAAGTCACTAAAATCTCCAGGAGTTGTCGTATTCTTTAGATCTCCATCCCAGTTACCTACGTCATCTGTTACTGTTCCTCCACTTCCTCCAAGCAAACTATAATGCACATAGAGATCAGAATGGTTTGCAGGGTTAAGAAGTTTATTCATGTTATCATTTATCTGCTGATCAGTTCGTAATGATGTCCAAATTCTTGGATTAAATACAAGTACATCAAAAGTATTATTGTAATGACCGCCAAGAGAAGAGCCATCCCACCCGCCTATAATACTCATGAAACCAGAAGGAACTCCAGGACTACCAGCTACAGTACCATAGTGTTCATCACGCTCAGATATTCCATCAAGTAGTATATCATAAGTACCAGGCTGTCCAAAGGTTCCTTTAATAGCTATATGATGCCAGTTATTATCTCCAAATCCTGTATCATGATTAGCATGGGCATAACTATTATCTCCACTTGGATTCTTAAACGGAGCTATCATAGCACCTGAATAGTACCCATAATTAGATCGTGTATTCATTCTAAAAGCAAATACACCACTCTGATTAAATAGTCGCCATCTACCAGCAGTAAAACCAGTCTTTATCCAACACTCAAATGTAAAGGAGGTCAAGTTCTGCCAGAATGAATCAGGTAAATCTCCAATTACAATACCTCGATCTTCTCCAAGTTTTAAAGAATAGGGCAGTACATATACTACAGGTGTTGCTGAACGTTCTGTATAGGAAGATAGTTTTCCATCATTATCTTTTGCTATAATATAGTAAGGATATGACTGACTATTATTT